GTGTCGGGGACTTTGCGCGGCGAGCGCGTCCGCAAAAATTTCGCCTTCGAGGTCGATGCCCAAGCCTTCCTCAATAAAAAAACCGCCGGCATCATATCAAACGCCCCCCTCCGCCCGGTCCTGACAACCTTGACCGAAAACGAGGTCCGCCAGCATGAGGCCGCCGCCGCCCTCCTCCCGCCTGACACCGACATTGTCCAGGCTGCCACCTGGTTCGCTCAATACCACCGGCCGATCGTCCCGATCCCCTTTGCGACCGCCGTCGAGGCTTACGGCGACTGGCTCACCACGCAGCGCAAAAACGAGGAGGAAACCGTGGACGCCCGCAAAGGCGTGCTGGCACAATTCGGGAAGGAAAAGAAAATCCAGCGGTCAGATCTGATCACCGTCGAGGCCGCCAGGGCGTGGATTTACGAAGGCCGGCTCGGCACTCGCACGCAACGTGACCGGTTCGACCTGCTCAACCAGTTTTGCGGCTGGCTGGCGAAGAGTCAGCAAAAGCACGCGGCCGCCAACCCCATCGCGGAGCTTGACCGCCCCGTCCACAAGATCGACGCGCCCGGCGTGCTCTCGTTCGCTCAGACGCGTCATTTGCTCCAATGCGCACTGTCCGACCCCGAAGGGCCGGACATGCTCCCGTTTTTCGCGCTTTGCGTGCTCTCGGGCGTGCGCCCGGACGAAGTGCCCCGGCTCACCTGGGAGGACATCTACCTTGAGCCGGAGCATATGCTGATCGAGGTCAACAAAGCCAAGGGCGGCCGCTCCCGCCGCAACGCCGGCATTTGCGACCCGCTCTGGAAAATCCTGACGTGGGCGAAAGCGAAAGAGCTGGAACCGGGGTTTTTCTCCCGCCGGAAATTTGACCGCATCCGCCGCGAGGCCGGCCTGTTTGACCTTTGGGAAAAGGACATTTTGCGCCACACGTATGCGTCGCATCACTACGTCCTGAACAAGGACATCAAGACGCTTATCCAGTATATGGGCAACAGTGAGCGCGTCCTGTTCCAAAACTACATCCGGCCCGTGCCGCTGGCGGACGCGCATATGCTCTTTGGCCTGATCCTGCATTGGTCGGCGCCGGCGCGCCAGTCGGGGCAAATGGTCCGGCTTGACCGGCTCATGTCATGGCCCCTGGCCCGACTGGATGACTACAAACTGGCGATGTTGCGCACGCGCCTCGCCGGCGAGATTGCGAAGATCGACCGGCGCGCGAAGCGCGGCGGCGACGCGACGGGCCGGCCGGCGCTGGCCGCGAAACTGGCCGAGGTCACTGCCCGGATCAAACGATAGCGCGGTATATCTGGCGCGTTGCGCGAATCCCGAGCGGATACGTGATGTTGATCCGGATGTTGCTCGGGCTGCCACTGACGCTTGTGCCAAGGTGCGATGCCCGGACGCCGCGGACGTTGTTCCCCGATTCGCGCACCGGAGAAAAGCAAAGCGTCGTCCGGCTGGCCCCCCCCGACGCGGGGCGGATTTCCATCACCGCACACGAGACGGCCACATCCGAAAAATCGGAAAGGTTGCCCACGAGGCAGGGGGTAATCACATAGGGGACGAGATAGTCGCCACTGGAATAATACATGGCCGGATCAAGCTCCGGCCAATAGATGGCGGGCAGTTGATCTTCCGTTATCTCGAATGCGATGGAGGCGGTGCTGTCGTAGCCGGGGAGCACGGTAGCCGCCATTATGATTGTCATGTGTAGCGAAATGCTCACTACACCGTTGAGGATAACACACCGGCCACTGACGCGGAGGTCGCTCTGCAGGTACTTGTTGCCACAGAAGAACACGGGCACGAACTCGAAGATGGCATTCGGCGGTCCGGAGGGTTGAGGCACGCCCGCCTGGACAATGGCGCTCAGGCCGATAGTGACGCGCCCGTCATCGGACACGGTCCGGACTTCGGCCCGGTAGCGCCCGGCCTCCGTCAGCAGGGTGACAACGCTTATCGGCCCGCCGGATTTGCGCTCGCCGACGCAAACATCGCTCACCATCTCGCGCCGGCTCTCCTCGGCATCGTCCTCGCGTAGTTTTATCAGCGATACCTTGTAGCTCGCAATATCCCCCTTGGGTGCCTGCATGCTCCCGGCCACCGAGGCAAAATCGCCGACCGCAACGCTGGCCGGGAGCAGGGACACGGCAATGTCAACAGGGCCGGACGGAGGGACCGCGGCAAAGGTATGCGCGAGGACGGGCGCTTTCTCCAGGTCGAGCGCCTCTTCCGCCGTGCGCGTCTCCAGCTTGAAATGCCAGGTGGCCTCCGGCGTCCAGGCGCCCGAGGTCTGCGCGGTGACTTCGTCGCGGTAAACCAGCCAGACAACGGCGCCGGCGGGATGCGCCGCGGCGTCGGTCTCGAGGCGGCCGCGCAGGACGCCGATTTCCCAGGCCAGGCCGTTGCCGGGCGCTTTGGTGATCTCGCCGGCACTCAGGATCTCGCCGCCGATGACGACAAGCAGGGTGTTGTCCGTTTGCGCGGATACGCCGTGACTGACGATGCGGTCATCATCGATATTTTCCGGATCGATGGCGAGCTGCAGGGTGTCGCCGCCGGCGGCGATGGCGGCGGTGAGCGTGGCGCGGACGGCCCAGGTGGTTTGCCACGACAGGGGATCGTAGGTCGTGGTGCCCGCCGCCGCGCACCAGAGCTGGAAGCCTTGCACGGCCTCGCTCGTGATGGAGGGATCGTTGGCGTTGACCGACAGCGGCCGCCGGGCCAGCACGGCAACGGCAATGCCGGCGACGGGTTTTCCCGATTCGTCCAGGGCGAGAGCGGAGGGAAGCTCAAAGACGCTCGCGGCATCGACGGCCAGGGGCAGGACTTGCCCGAGGTTGGGGCGCGTGTCGGGGACAAACGCGGGCAGGCTCTGGAAAAAGCCGCGCTCGGCCGTGAGGTCGAGCGTGATGGCGCCGGCCCAGGCGTCGTTGCGGCCGGCGACACGCATGACGCGCCTCACGCCGCTGATCGCGGACTCGAGCATGACGCAATCGCCGGGCGCGATGCGCGTGCCGTCCGCGCGGTCAGCGGCGCGCAGTTCGACCGTGCCGCTGACTTCACTCTCGGCTGCCACGATGGCCGCCCGTTGCGCGTATGCGGCCGCTTGCGCCGTCTGGATGATGCCGGGCGTCTCCAGCTCCTGCGGATCGTGCGACTGGCGCGCCTCCACGCTGGCGCTCGCGCTGGCGGCAATGCTTTTTTCGGAGAGGTTGTCTCCACCATCCCGATACTTGACACGCACCTCGTTGCCGTTGCGGCCGGGCGCGGTGATCGTGAGGGCCAGCGGCGCCGCCAGGGCATGGTCATCGATGGTGGCGACGATGCCCGGCGCCTGGCCGGTGTGGGGAAAGGCGCCGGGGCGTATCTTGCCGTTTTCGATCCGCGCGTAGCCGTCGAAATACAAAAAAAGATCCGAGACGAAATCGGCGACCGGCGCGGCGCGGTCGCTGTTGGGCGAGTGGCAGCCGTGCGCGGCGATAACGGCCGCGGAAAGCCCTTCCCATTCTCCGGGGATAAAGTGGCTTGCGGGGATGCCGGCGCCGAAGACGGGATTCGTCAATAGCTCGAGGGCGCCGGCGACGATGCTTTCGCCCTGCTCCGCATTCATCCGCGGCGGAAAGTTGCCGATCTCCGGCCGGGGCGCGCGGTGGACGCGGATCCGCGTGGAGGGGACAGTGCGGGAGTCCTGCCCGAAGTAGTATTTTTTACACACTACAAGCACTTGCCCACGGTAGGCGGGATGCTCGAGCGCGGGGTTTTGCCGGCCGATGGGACCGAGGAGGATGTCGTCCACGGGTTGATCGGGGCGGCCCCAATAGACATAAAAATCGCCAACGTCGGTCGTGATATGCGCGCGCCAGTACTCGGAATGGTTCGGGTTATCCTGCCGCCGCTTGTCGCCCGTCCAGATGATGGTTTCGGCGGATTCGATGGCGGTGATGGAGTCGATAAGGCCGAGGCAGGCGATGCCGGCCACGTCGGCGTAAATGTCGTAGCCAGCCGTCACTTTCTTTTTCCCGGCCTTCACTTTCACGGGTTTTTCAATGCGGTTGTAAGCTGCCGGGACTACCCAGGTGAGCGGCCGGAAGTCCGCGCCGGCACACCAGGGGACGGGGATGCCCTGCTCATTGCTGGAAACGTCGGCGCTCTTGAGGTTGCCGATGCGCGGGGCGCTGGAGGGCACTTCGGTCTTGCCGCCCGAAAAGCTCATACGAAAACCTCCATGAGGCGCAGGACATAGAGCACGCGGCCGCGGAAGGCGGTCTCGGCGATGTCGTGGATGATGACGCCGCGACGCTCGACGGCGTGGACTACCTGCCCGAAATCGATCACGACGGCGAGGTGATGATCGGAAAAGCCGCTCTTGAGGGCCACCAGGTCGCCGGGCATCGGCGGTTCGTAAACGGGGACCATCACGCAGCGGCCAGCGAATTGAGGCAGGTCGAGTATCCAGCGCAGCATGACGCTGCGCGTGCTGTGCTTGGCATGATCGAGGGAGTAGCCGGGGAAAACCGTCTCGCGGGTCATGGCGCCGGCGGCTACCATGAGTTCATGCGCGAGCATGACGCAATCGACGCCGCCGCGCGGGCCCTTGCTGGCGCCGCGGCGGAAAAAGGGCGTGCCGACCCAGGAGCGGGCGTCGGCGTCGAGGGCGCGCCGGCGGGCTTCGTCGTGAAAATATGGCTTCATATTCGTGCAATGGATACGGGCTACTTTTTGCCGCCCTGGCTCTTTTTGGCGCGTTCGGGCAGGGAGATGTTTTGCGCCCCCATGTGGGGGTGTCCGCCGAAGTTTACGTAGTTGCCCCATGCCTTGCACTCGGCGACGGTGCCCCGGCAGGCGGGGCGCAGGGTGGCGGCGGCGCCAGCGGCGGCGCCGGCAAAGGGCGAGATGAGGTCGAGGGTGTGGCGGCCGCCGCCGGCGAGCGCGGAGCGGACGATCATCCGGAGTTCACCGCCGACGCGAATCCAGCCGCCGGCGAAAAAATCCGCGCCGGGCACGCGGCCGGTCGGGTTGACGGTGATGGTGACGGTGAGCGTCGATCCGTTGAGGGCGTAAACCGCCCCGGTGAGTGTCTTGCCGTCCTCCGGGAGGCCGCAACCGGGGCCGCATAGTTCGTAGTTGCACGTCGCCGAAAAATAGAAGGAGGGGACGCGCCGGCGGAGTTTGCCGCCAAAGACGCTGACGCGGGCCTGCGTCTTGCGGCCTTCGGGCGTGATGGCGCCGACCTCGCCGGCGTAGCGGAGGACGGCGGCGGCGGGGTTCGCCGGCGAACATTCGTAAATCTCCACATAGAGCGGCGCCTCGAGGGCGTTGCGAAAAAAGAGCGACAGCGGGTTATCCCCGAAATCGCCGGTGGTGATCGTGGTTTCGGCGTCGGCGAGCTGGTAGTCCTGATCGATGGAATCATGCTCAATCGGCCGGGGAAACCAGGTGACGGCGGCGCCGGTTTCCGCGCCGGCGAGCGGGGTTTCCCAGTCGGTGAAGCGCCAGATGACGGGCGCTCCGGGGATGTCGTGGCAAAACCGATACAGGAAGGCGGCGGGAGGGCGCTGGGGTTGCTCGCCGGCGGGCGGGTTGATTTCCCAGGGGAGCTGCACCATGCCGATTGACGTTTCGGCAAGGTTCATGTCCTGGAAGGTCAGGAGCAGGTCATCGCTGGAAAAGCGGCAGCGGGTGACGTGCGGGGTCTTCGCCTCGTCGGGGCCGGGGCGAAACCAGACGGGGGCGGCAAAGGACTCGAGCCGGCCGCGGCGGGCGGCGAAAAAGGCGAGCATGTCGCGGATTTGCCCGCGGGTGCGGAGGGTGAAGGCGGCCTGCTGCCCCCACGCGAAGGCGCGCTCCCGGTTCTCGGTATTGCGCTCCCGAATACGGCCGATCTGTTCGTACTTGCGGCCGTCGTCGGAGGTGTCGAGCACGTCAGTCCAGTCGGGGTCGAGGGAGCCGGGCCAGGCGGCGGGCGCGGCCGGGGCGTGGATGCCGATGGCGTAGCCGGGCGGGGAATCTTCGACGACGGCGATCTCGACCGCGCCGATGCCTTCGGTCAGCGCGGTGATTTCGGGGCGCTCGCGGAATTTGCCGACGAGGAGGGGACAGAAAAAGCCGCCCGGCTGCTGCGGGACGGCTTCGGAGGCGAGGAGGGTGCCGGTGTCGATGTTGACGGCCCAGGCCGTGGCATGGAGGCGGGCGGGCCAGCCGGCGGGGGTGGAGATGTCGCACCAGAGGGGGACGGCCACCCGTTTGTCATCCAGGCGGGCGATGGAGGCGCGCAGGGCAGCCGCGTCGGCGGGTTTGAGGAAGTAGCCGCAGCTTTGCTCGAGGCGGACGCCGGCGGCGCGGGGGACGCGGGTTTCGCGGCCGGTCTCGCCGGGGAATACGTCGCAGGGGAATGAATACAGGACCGTCATTTCGCCGGCGTCGCCGCCGGTGTCGGGCCGGCCGAGGAGGAGCAGCAGTTGGTGGTCGAGGTGATCGATGATGGGGAATTTCATGATGGATAGCCGGCGCGGCGGCGTTTTTTGGTCATGAGGTTGACGATGCGGTTATCAAAGGCGGGATCCTGCGCGAGTTCGTCGGCCATCCGCCGGCTGTCGGTGAAGATATTGCGGACGGGTTTTTCCCGGCGGCCGCCGGCGGCGCCGCCGCGGCCGCCGGCGGCGCCCACGATGACGGGGCGGAAGTCGATGCCGTTGCCCGCGTATCCGCCACCCGCATACCCGGCGAGGCCGGAAAGCAGGTCGCGGGCGGGGACGCCGGCCTGCAGGGCGGCGCGCAGGGACATGACTTCCCCGACCTGACCGTCCACGAGCGGTTTCTCTAAAACCACCTCGCCCTTGTGGACGAGGCCGGCCGGCTGGTAGCGGTTGCCGGCGCCGGTGTAGCCGCCGGTGTCGAACATGGCCATTGCCGCCACCATCGCGGCGATGCCGAGGGCGGCGGCAATGCCGAACGTGGTGATGCTGGTCATGAGGGCGCCGGGAGCCTTGGCGGCAAGATCGGTGGCGCCTTCCTCCACCGAGGCCGCCTGGCTGACCGCGCTGGCGGTGAGGCGGGAGGTGATCCACTCGGCAAACATTTTGGAGATGGCGTCGATGACGTTGTTGATGATGCCGGTGCCGATGTGTTGCAGGGCATCGCTCCAGGTCATGGTGCCGTCGATCAGGCCGCGTATCCCGCCAGCCAATACGTCGATATTGCCCTGCATGATGCCCCCGAAGGCGCGGCCCATCATCTGCTCTGTCGATCCGAGCTGATCGTTGATGTCCACGAGTTGCTTGCGCAGCTCGCCGAAGGCATCGAGCGGGGTATTGGCCTGGATTTGCAGGGCGTTGCCATCGCGCCGCTTGATCAGCTCGTTGCGGCGGGTTTCGTTGGCGTTCTGGTCGACGGCCGGATCGGATTTCGCGGCGTCGATGCGGGCCAGTTCGTCGGCAATGCGGGTGTTTTCCTGCTGATAGCTCTGGACGCGGAGGGCGGCCTTGCCGCGCGAAGTCATGAAGGGGTTGCCATCGACCTGCGCGCGGCCGGAGGCGAGGGAATCCATGTCGCGGGTAAACTGGATGCCGGCTTCCTTTTCGGCTTCGGCTGTCAGTTTTTTCTGGATACCCAGGAGTTCGCCCATGAGTTCCAGCCGCTTGGCGAGGAAGATTTTTTCACGGTTCGCAAGATCCTCCGGCGTGACGCTCCCGTCTTCCATCAGTGCCTCGGTCTCCTCTTCGTATTTTTTGAGGAGGTCGGCCAGCTCGCCCTGTTTTTTCACAAGCTGGCCGGTGGCGGTGGCCTGGTCAAAGGTGTGTTTCTTGATGGCCTCGGCGGCCTTCACGCCTTCCTCGCGGAGTTTTTTCGTGCGGTCCTCGGCTTCGGCGATTTTTTGCGCGGCGGCCTGTTGCGCGGCCAGCTCTTTCTGCCGCCGGGCGGCGTCGGCGGCGGCCGCAGCATCGTCCTCGCGGCGTTTGGCAATAAGTTGCGTCATGCGCTCCACCGCTTCCGCCAGGGGATCGGCCGCCGGCGCGGGTGCGGCGGTCTTTTTCGGGGCTGCTATGCCCGGGACGCCGCCGCCATAGTAGCTGTCACTGTATCCGGTCTCCGCGCTGGTCAGGGTGGGCGGCATCCGGACAGGAGCGGCCGCCTTCTGCATTTTGCGCAATTTTTCGATTTCATCCTCAGCGAGCAGGATCTGATCACCGCCCACCTTTACCAGTTCCTCAATAAACCGGACACGCGCAACTCGTATCGACTCAACCATGACATCGGACAATTTTTGTCCGCTCAGCTCCGCCTGCTGTTCGATCTCCCGGTATCTGGCGAGTTCGTTGCGGGCGGTGACGATGCCACTATTGGGCGTGAACGCCTCAATAGTGTAGTTGGTGGCGTGCGCGGCGGCGAGCTTGATGCCGGACTGGATACGCGCCCAGGCGTTGGCGGCGGCCTCGAGGCGGTCGATCTGCTCTTTGGTGAGGACGATTTTTTCGACGCTTTGCGCAACCTTGTCGTAACCTTCGGCGCCAAGTGTCTTGAGGATCGATGCGAGTTTGGGGCCGTTTTTCGTGCCGAACAGATCGGAGACGGCATTAAGGGCGGCCTGCCGGTCGGTGGCGCTGTTGAGGGCAAGGCCGATGGCTTCCCATTGCCGCTCCGGGGCGAGGGCCTGCATACCGGCGGCGGAGAGGTTAAGCACCTTGAGCGCATCCGCCATGCCCTTTGCGCCGCCGCGAGCATCCTGCAGGTTCTTGCGGAGCTGGATATGCGACCGGGATATGTCCTCAACAACCAGGTTGGAAATTTCCCCCTCGAGGGCGAGTGTCTGCAGGGCAACGGCGCCCATCTGCGCCTGCGCGGCCAGCGCCTGGATGTTGGCGCCGAACGCCAGGGATTGTTTGGCGGCGAACATTGCCAGCGCGCCGCCGGCGCCGCTGATCATGCCGGTAAAGGACTTGAGCCAGCCCAGCGTTTTCTGCCCTTCCTGGACGGCAGACTTGAGGGTGAGCAGGATATTGAGGCGTTCGGAGGATGCCACGGGAAAAAATCAGGAATGAGGGAGGCCGAGGGCGGCGCGGAGGTCGGCGGCAGGGAAGCGGACGGAGCGAACGGGGGAATGGCTGGCGCGCTTGCGGATTTCGCGCTGGAAGCGGGTGAGGGCGCTGGAGGCGCGCCTGCCCCACTTGCCGGCGCTGGCGAGGTGGCGGGAATTGGTATCCGTCGCCACAAGACAGGCTTTTTGCCGGTCGTGCTCCTCCAGGACAAGGAGGATGGAGGCAAGGCTCATGGCGCGGGCGATGGCCTCGGGGGACTGGCCGAGGGCGAGGCCGGCGCGGACGCAAAGGCTTCCAACGTCCGCACCACTTTCTCCAGCGTCTCTATCGTCAGCCGATGTTTCTTCGTCGTGCCTTCGATCCGCGCCCGCCGTTCGGCCCATCGGCAGGCAGACTGAAAATTTAGCACGTCGATTTTTTCCACGATTTCCATCAGTTCGGCGGGGGCAAGCGAGGCGGCCCAGGTCGCCGGCAAGGGAGCGCCGGTGCGGGCATCGACGCAGACGAGGGCAACGAGCGCGTATTCGTCATCAATGACGGCGAAGAGCGCGGAATACTCGGCGACGGCGAGGATGCGGATTTTTATGGTCGCCGCCGGGCGTTCGCCGAGGGCGGGGATCGGATGTTCCACGCCACCCATCGCAACGATGGAGGGCGTGAGTTCGAAGGGCGCGGCTGCTGTTTCTGAAGGATTCATCGGGAGAAAAGGGGGCTTCGCACGGGAAGCCCCTGAATGTCCTTATTTGTAGTTGTCTATTTGATACCTTTTACGGCATCAACCACGCCTTGGGCGGCGTCACTGACAGCCTCTCCGGAGGCTTTTACGGTGGACTCGAGGGCGGCCCCGGCCTTGGCGTTGGATTCGCCGGCGACAGCCAGCGGGCCACTGGCGTTGCCGGTGATGGACGCCGCCTTGATATGGATATCTCCAAACGCAAAGTCCAGTTTCTGAAAGCTGGTGTCCTTGGCGATGGATACAGAATAGTCCTTGCCGTCCTCGCCGACGTGGACGCGGATGGAGGTGGCCGCGTCTTGCGGCGTGTTGTGCTTGAGGATGCTGCAGCCGGAGCCGGCGAGGGCGGCGGCGAGTAATATGATGATGGATGCTTTTTTCATGTCATGTGTTCTGTTGCGGTCGATGTCGCCCGAGCGGAGTCAGGCGACGAGAATGGTTTCGGACGGTTCGGAGGGCCGCGGGCGGACGCACTTCCCGCCGGCGATGCGGACGGCGACGAAGAAATAGAGAGCGCGCCACCAGGGCATGCCGCGCTCGCGGGCTACGCGGTAAAGGACGCGATCGGCATTGTCGCGGAAAGTGGGCGGGATCAGGCCGGCGCGGATGGCCTGATAAAGCACGTCGTGAGGCAGGCTGGCGGCGACGGCCGAGGGCGTGTCGATCGTGGGGCCGCTGGCGCCATCCCAGCAGTAGCCCTCTTTGATGGAGAGGGTGCCGCGCATGAGGCGAAAATACTTGTGATGGATTTCCAGCGTGCGCGGAAATTCCGGGACGGGAATCCTGACGCCGGCAGCGAGCCGGTATTTGTAGCCGGCGAGCCGGTTGTATCTGATTTGCGGTTCGGCGGTCATGCGCGGAGGCTTTTGTAGAATTTAAGCCAGTCGGCGTCGGTAGTGAGAGGGTCGCGGGTGAGCTGCTGCCATTTGACATGGGCGGCGGTGCCGCTGGCATAATACGGGATGGCACGCAGGCCGGCGGCCTTGAGGAGGGTGTAGAGGCGTTGCGCCTGCTCGATTACGGAGATGCCGGGCGCGGCGTCGGGGATGAGCGGCACAAGGCCGCTGATACTGGCGACGCTCTTGCCGACGAGCGCTTCGCGGGCAACCAGCGCCCGGGCAATGGCCTCGGCCATGACCTGATCGGGGATGGTGGCGGCAATGGCCTTTTCCAGGACTTTTGCCGGGATCGGCGGAGGCGGCGGCTTGACGATGGCATCGATCTGGCGGAAGGGCTCGAGCTTGCGATCCATCTCGTCAAAGATCGTGGTCTCGTCTTTCGCCGGCGCGGGCACGTCGGCGCTCGCAACTATGGCGGCGGGCGCGGCGGCGCCAGACTCGTTGAGTGTCTCGTTGATGTAATAGCCCCCGATGCCGACTGCGGCAATGGTGGCGAGGACGGCGGCTTCCGTGGCTTTGCTCATGGTATTCGGATTCTGGATTTCGGTGAAAGGTGAAAAGGGGCGGCGGTCTTCATAAAAAGCCGCCGCCCCGGTGTGGCCGGCGATTACTCGCCGGAGAGTTTGCCGGCGGCGCGGAGCTTGATCAGCCGCTGCTCTTGCGCGGGTGTCGTCTTGAGCGCATTGACCGCAAGAGCTTCGACCCGGGCGAGACGGACGCCCTCCGCCTCCTTCCCGGCAGAGGCGAGGTCGATCAGCTTCTGATCGAACCATTTGTTATAACCGGCCGTAACGAGGCCCTTACCGAGGCAGCGAGCGTAGTAGTCCGTCACCAGGTCGGGCTGGCCGAGCTCGGCGGCGCGGCCGACAACGGCGGTGGCGAAGTTGGCGCTGGACGAGCCGGGGAGGGCCGCAATTTCGCCAGCAGTCGCATAGCGACGGATGTAGTTATGCGCGTGTGACGATACGGTCAGCAGTTTGGCCGCGAGCGCCTTGTCTTCCGGGTCTTGCGGCCAGGCGATCTTGGCGGCAGTGGCTTCCGCGTTTTTCGTGGTAAGCGAGTACCAGATGGCGAAGCCGCCGAGGTTGGGGCGCTCGGCAATGAGCGCATCGACATTGTCAACGGCAGCGGTGACGGTGGCGCCGTTGGCGGCATCCCAGGCGTCAATTGCAGCCTGTCGGGCAAGCCGGTCTGCGCGGGTCTTGTTCGGCAGCCTGGTGACTTCGACGCGAGACGCCTGAAGGTCTGCGATGGATTGCGCGAAATCCGAGAGTTCGGCCGCGATGGCGAGGCTCGCGCCGAGGGCGAAAGCCGAGATAATGAGGATAGTTTTCTTCATTGGATGTTATGGTTGGTGTTAATCCCTGACGTATCAGGAAAATGGTTACGTGGTGTCAGTAGCTCGGCCAAGCGGTGATCCACTCGACGGTGGGGATGCGCCAGATGGCGTGACCGGAGGAATCCTTTTCGTGGTCGCTGGCTGTCATGCGGTGGTAAACCCAGGCGAGGGCCGGGTTGTCGGGGCGGATCGTGGCGGTCACCGGGATGACAAACGTGATGCTGCCGACCTGCCCGGTCGGCGATTTCTGATAGGCAATGCCGTTGTTGGTCGTCCAATCGAGCGCCCGATGTGTGCGGGAATCGGAGCGGCCGCTATCCGTGTAATAAATGCGGGTGCCGGGTGGCACGATCTGCCCGATGATGATGGTGCCTTTTGGGTCCGGTGTGTGTATCCAGAGAATGAGCGCGCCGGAGGCATAGTTGTCTCCGTCCGGGAGCTTGAGTTCGGCGTCGGTCTGGCCTGGCTCCATCTGGACCGTGATCCTGGCGGCGACGGGAGCGGGGATGTTGTTGGTGATCGCAATCGTCCCGCTGGCAGCAGGGAGATACCAGAACAGAGGTCCCGATGCAGTAGGCGGCGCACGTAACAGCCCGTCATATCCCGGACTGCCACTGGTCCGGAGCGTAATCCCCAGCGGCTGGGTATTTACCCCGCTGAGGATCACGCCCGGCAGGTCAGCCCACTTCTGCACGGCGGTGTCGGCCTTCGCGCCCTGCGCGGCGGTGGCCAGACCGTTGACCGTCGCCCCCTCGGCGACCGTGAGCGTGCCGCCGCTGGCGATGGTCAGCGTGGCGCCGGCGAGCACCTCCGACTGGCCGGAGAGGCGCACATTGGCAAGCGGCGCTGTCGTGGCCGCGGCAAGCCAGGCGGGCAACGCGAAAAAAAGAGTAGTGGCAATTAGGATACGTTTCATTTTTCCGGGAATGATCGGGTTACGGGGCGGCGTGGTAATAGAGCCGGTGGCCGGCGATGGAAAAGGGGACGCCGAAGCGGGCGGTAAAGTGCTCGTGCGTCGTCTGGCTATGCCGGATGACAACGGCGATCAGCTCGGCATCGCCATCGGGGATCCCGAGCGTGATTACCACTTTCGGAATAACACCCTCCGCAAAGGGAGCGGCAAATGCCACCACCAGCTCGTCAACGCCGGGCGGGATGTCGATGGAGCCGGCGGCGAGGGCGATGTTGGCGGGATCGTTTGGATCATTGTAGGTGGCCAGGCCGCCGGGGACGCCGACACCGAGGCGCGCCGGCTGACCGTCCGGAGTCTCGCCAGGGATGAAGATATTGCCGGGCGCGGCGATGGCCGGCGGAAGGTCTTTGATGTGCTTGTATTCAGTGGGGGATGGCATCGGGAAATTTCAGATTCGAGATTTCAGAGCGGGATGGTCTGCGGAGGCGGGACGGCCGGGATGCCGGCGCCGCCGAGGGGGATCGTCTGCGGAGGGACGGCAACGACCTCGCCGGCGGGCGGCGGGATAGTCGCGGGCGCATCGCCGGTGGCCGGCGGCGCGACAAGCGGGATGTCGGCGGGCGGCAGGGCGCCGGCGTCACCGGCGCCGACAAGGAGCGCCGCGTTGCCGGCGCCGAGGATGGACGGGCCGGCAACGAGCCAGGCTTCGCCGCCGCCAACGGGACGGATGGAGGGAGGCGCATCCGTGCCGGGTTGCGCGGCAAGATCGGCGGTCTGCGGGGGGACGTTCACGCCGGCCGCGCCGGGGAGAGGGATGGTCTCCGGCGGCGCGTCGGTCATGGGCGCATGGGCAAGCGGGATGTCGGCAGGCATGGTGCGGTTTGTTCGCCGGCGAACAGGCGGATCAGGCGAGGACGCCGGTATTGAGCGGCGAATGGAGGAGGCGGGCTACCAGGTCGCACTCGGCCGGACCGTCGCCGGGATCGAGGTCGCCGCCGGGTTTCAGATAAACCCAGGAGTCGAGGGTCATGATGCGCTGATCGTTGCGGCCGTAGCACTGGATCTTGAGCCAGCCGTAGGCGTCGGCGCCCTCGAGGGGGTTAAACTGGCCGCCGGGCTGCGGGGAATCGGGAAGGGTATCGGTGCCAAGGAAGATTTGCCAGAGGAGGTTGCTCTGGTTTTTGCAGTGGATCGTATAGTCAATGCCGCGCTTGTAGGAGATGACATCCTCCAGGAGCTGGCGACCGGGCGAGGGCGCCCATACTTCATGCTCTTCCTGGGTGCGGGAAAACTTGATGTTGATATTGCCGATGTTGAACCAGCCGGGGTCGGCGGCATCGGGCTTGTTGTGGCGGTCGCAGAGGACCGGATTTTGCGGATCGGCCGGCGCGGGGACGGCAATGGCCCGGCCCTCCGGGAAGTAGAAGGCATGGCCGCCAATGATTTCGGTGCGAAGTTTCATGGTGTGGTGTTCGGTGCGGTTGCGGTTATGGATTTTCGGATACGGAAGCGGGCTGCGGGGCGTTGATCAGGGCCGGGGCGGGCGAGCCGATGTCATCGGTCGTCGTGACGACGAGGTTTACGGCATAGGTGACAAGGCCGGCGGAGAGGTCGCCCAGCTCATAGGCGGGGCCGTTGGCGGAGTGGCGGATTTGGGGCCGGCCGGGGGTCTGCGGGTTGCCCGAAAAGTGGAGGATGCGGAGGAGGTGCTGGACCCATTCGATGGCGCTGACGCCGGTGGCGTTGGCGCGGCGGTTTTCGCAGACGAAAATCGTCATCTCGTTGTTGAGGATGACGGCGTCGTCATCGTTGCCGGAGGCCGGGAGGCCGGCGCCGGCCCAGATGACAAAGACAATGCCCTTGCCGCGCAGGGCGGCTTCGTAGCGTTCGCCGTAGTCGCGCTGCAACTGCGAGATGATGGGGATGGCGACGGCGTGAGGATCGGCGGCGAGGCGGGCGGAAATCGCGGAAAATGTCTGGTCGATTGTCATGCTGCTATCACTACAGTTGCGGGTTTCTGGATCTTCTTTAGCGCGCCCATGAGGGCATCGGCCTGCTTGCGGCGGATGTAGGCGAGCATGTCGGCCGTCTCGGAGCGGAAGGCGGCGGCGACGATCCGGCGGCGGGCGTTTTGCGTGACGGCGCCATCGAGGAAGGAGGTCATGCTGACGAAGGGGTCGGGCTGGCCGGAGGCGGCGGAAACAACAAGCTCGCCCATCGGGGTATGCTTGCGGCCGCGGTTGAGCGGGGTGACGTGGAGGGTCTGGCCGCCGTCGCCGGAGAGGGATTTTTGCGCGCGCTCAACGGCGCTATCCTTCGTTTTCCAGACGGCGAAGCGGAGCGAGGCGGCGAGGTAAACGCGGGATTTGCCGCGGAGGCGGATCTCATCCTCCACGCTGACCGCCTTGCCGGTGCGCGAATCCTTGCGCCGGCGAATCCTGTAGCCGAGGGCGGCGTCCTCGGCGCGGATGGCGGCGGCGGGCGGCGCAATCTCGCGGAAGTTCTTGAAGACGGCGAAGCGCAGGCGGCTGGCGCGGTTCTCGAGGAGAGAGCCGAGTTCGCGCTTGTTCCAACGGAAGTACTCTTCAAGCACTTCGTGGTAACGCGCAAGGAGGGTTTCGGCCTGTGCGGAAGGATTCATTCTGTATCCGCTTTTGAAATACCATTGCGCCGCCAGCCGCGAAGGAAGCGGAGGAGGCGGGGGAGGACGAAGAGGAAGGAGGCGATGGCGAGGAGGGCGCCAAAGAAGCCGCCGACGAGGCGGAAGATCAGGGCAAGCTCCTCGCCCCATGTAATGATCCAGGAAAATGCGCCCCCGGATGCCCCTACGATGCTGACGGCGAGGGGATGCTGGCGGGCGGTCTGGAACAGAGTGAGCATGCAGGCGGCAAGTGGATTCACGGATGGGAAGCGGGAGCGGCGCCGGCGACGGTGGCGGCGATGATGAAGCGGATGACGGGATGGCCGGGGACGTACTCCACGCCGGAGACGCGATACAGGAGGCCGTCATCGGCGCCGGTAAATGTATCATCCTGACCGGGCAAGGGGCCGACCGCGCGGAAGTCGGAGGCAAGGGCATCCAGCGTGCAGGGCGTGTTGGCGCCGGTATTGAGCTGTATCCCGTCGCCGGAGACTGCCACGGGGTTTTTGATGGCGGCGAAGGCGACTGCGCCGGCAGGGCCCTGCCAGCGCAGGGGAATGCCGGCATGGCGGAGAGCGGCGCGCATGCCGCGGGCGATCATGTTGTAGTGGGCGTTTGGCACGATGCGGGAGGGAAACGCCGGGGCGGATTACCCACCCGCCCCGGCGTGTTATGCGTTACGATACAGAAGCCGCGCTGCCTGGCGCGGAGGTGGTGACGCCGCGCCGGCGGCCGGTGGAGGGCTTGCCGGCGGCGAAATGGGAGGCGATGTCGCCGTCATCGGGCGCGGCGGACGCGGCCGGATCGGGAGAAGGCGCGGCGGCTGCGGCCGGCCCGGGAGGGGGAGCGACGGGAGCCGGGGCCGGATCGGCGGGCGGGGGATCCTCCGCGCCGGTCGCGGGATCGGCGGGCGCCGTCGCCCCGGTCGCGGGATCGGCAGCCGGCACGGCCGCGGTCTTCGCGGCGACGGCGGCCGGGGAGACCAGCACTTTTTTCCGGATCTCCCCCGATGTGTCGAAATACAGGGCGAGGTCAGCGGGCGCGCCGTCAATATCGTGCGATCCTGCGACCTTCAGGAGTTTGAAGACGGACTTCAGCTCCGCGATGTCCCCGCCGGCATCGACAAGATGCCAGCCGGCGGAGGTACGGGCGATAACGACGGCTACTTTCATGAGGGCGTTAGTGTAGTGGTTTTTAGGTTACGTGGTGCGCGCGGGACCGGATTACTCTTCGCCACCCTGGGCGGGCGCCTGCGAGACAAGGCGCATGAGCGCGGCGGGTTCGATGACTTCCTTACCCCACAACGCCTCAAACACCTGTTTGCGCGTGCCGGTGTCATTGTCATACCAGTCTCGGAATCCGACCGTGATGCCGGTCTCGGGATCGGTGAGCGGGCGGGCATCGAAATAGGTATGGCCCTCCTGCGGCGCGAGGTAGCGCATGGCGACGCCCATCGCGGAGGGGTGGACCGCGAAGCCGACGAGGTTTTCACCGTTGTCGGGAATGACTTCGCACTCGTGCGGCGCGAAACTGTAGAGCCGGGGGAGATTGCCCGTCTCGCGGACGCCGGTGCCGCCGGCGGCGCCGGCGTCCTGGAAGGTGTTGGTCTTGATGACGGCGCCGTAATAGTCGGCGGCAAGGACGAGGCCGCGGTTGCCCTGCGGCCAGGCAGCCTTGACGGCCGCGGTGCGGATGTCGGCGACATCATCCAGGTCGAAGCCGGCGGCGGGGCCGGCATAAACGGCGGCGCCGAAATTGGCAGCCGTGACCGGCGCGAGGACATCCTGCAGGACGGCCTTGGCAAGCTGGTAAGCCTTCGTGCGGGCTTGCTGCTGGAGGGTGGCGAAGGGAGTTTTTACGATGTCGGTATCGCGCAGGAACATTGACACGAAGTGGTGATTCGTGAGCTGCACCTTTTTCTTTTTCCATTCGCTGTCCTGCGCGGTGTAGGTGCCCTCGAAGGGAATGGCCGCGGCGGCCATCGGGATATAAGGGACGGAGACTTCGTCGCCCTCGGTGAGGGGATCGGCGGTGAAGTCCGTCGAGAATGTGGTAAGCGAGAGCAGAGCCTGGCGGAACGCCTCAAGGAAGGTATTGAGGATCTTTTCGCGCTTCAGGCCGGGATCGATTGTATTTGGCATGTTGATACGTGTGTTGAATTACGGGTTGGTTTTTCGAGAGGAGGGGATGGTCAGCGGACCGGGAAGCGGTGGGCGTGCTTGCGGAAATAGGTGGTGCGCTCGGCGGGATCCTTGATGGCGGCATGCGCCTTGAGGAAATCGGCGGCGGTGGCGGGCGCGGTGTCCGTATCCGCGGCGGAATCGCTGGCGGCGGAGGGCGAGGCCGGGATGTCCAGCGCGTGGGGATGGCCGGCGGCGGCGACCTGGCGAGCGGCGGCCGATGTGACCGCGGCGGTCACGGCATCCTTGACGGCGGCGACGGCAGCCGAGGGGGCGCCATCGGGGCCGGCAGCAAGGGCGGCAGCGTCGAATGTATCGGCGATGCGGACGCCGGCGGCGGCCAGCCCCGCGCGGAGGGCGGCGGCATCGGCCCGCGCGGCGGCGAGCTGCGTGTTGAGCGGCGCCGTGGCGGCATCAATGGCGGCCTGGCGGCCGGAGGCGATTTGCGCGCCGAGGGCCTCGGCGGTGGGGAGCGCGGTTTCGAGGTTGGCGAGAGCGGCGGCGTCGAAACCGGAGAGGTTGAGCGAGGCAACCAGCGCGGCGAGGGCGCTGGTGCGTTCCTGGGCGGCGGCGAGTTTTGATCCGAACATTGACATGATTTGGTGTGTTAGTGGTGGTTTCAGAAGGCCGGGTTATTCGCTCCGCGGAGATTCAGGTTGCGGTTTTGAGCGGTGGAGAGTTTTTGTCCCCTTCAACGGAGCCGCGGAACGAATAACATGTCCTTCTATAGATGCACGGCTATCAACGGCGGGGCGTGTTTTTCGGCCGCTTTTCAGAGGGAAAGCGGCCGAAAGTCAGACGAGGTTTGCGAGGTCGGAGAGGGCGGCGGAGAGGTCGTTGACGAGGGTGTCGGCAAGGCGTGCATCAATGGCGGCCGGGCCGGTGAAGCATTGCCCTTGTAGCGTGCTGTCGGATACATCGCCGCGGCGCTGGCGAACGTCTTTCTTGAACGAGGCCGAGCAGGTCATGACGGATTCCTGAATGAGCGCGACCTGCTCTTCCGTCATGGTGGTGCCGGGAAAGCCGGCGCCCTTGTGCGCGCCGTCCTTGACGAGCGTAACGGCGATGCCCTGCTTTTTACACCATTCCGTGTAATCGACGATGGCAGCGTAAACGCCGACGCTCCCGACATCGGCGGAAGGCGTGATATAAAAATTGTCGGCGGCGGAGGTGATCCAGTAGCCGGCGCTGGCGGTGAGAGAGTCGCAAAAGGCGGCGACGGTCTTGACTTCGCAGGCGGCGCGGACAAGCGCGGCCGCCTCCGGCATTCCGTGGCAAATGCCGCCGGGCGTGTCGAGCTGGAGGAGGATGGCGGATACCTTCGGGTCGTCCTTCCCCTCGGCAATGGCCGCGTGGATACGGTCAACGGACAGGCCGCCCGAACAGAGTTCATCGAATGAGCTAAGGTGTTTGCCGAGGGTGCCGGAGCCGAAGATATGGAGAATCTGGCCGGCGGGCAGGGCGGCCTCCTCCTCATCCACGATGGCATAATACCTGCCGGCATCGCCGCCACACCGGCGGGCGGCATCGGCCTGGATGCGGGCGGTGTGGTTGACGAGGCGAAACCCGCCGCCGGGCATGGCCTGTTTGCCGAGACGCCAGGCGCCGAAGCGGCCGCCGGAGCGGCCGCGGCCGGCCTGCAGGTCGCCGGTGATGCGGAGGGGATCAGTCAGGCCGGGCACGCTGCCGAATTGACCGGGGGACAGGGCCGCCTCCGCCTGTTCGCCGGCAAACAGGCGGGAATGGAGAAGCTGGAAGACAGAGCCGAGAAAGGGCCGGTGGACGGCCCAGGGCATGTTGAAGACAGCATGGAGGATGCGTGGATAGTTCATGGTTGTTCGTCGGGTGTGGACGTGGTGGACGTGCGGAAAAGGTCGCCTTGCGCCAGCTCGCCGCGGATGCGGTCCAGTGCCGTGCGGAAATGGGCGGGATTTTTTTCGATGCCGACGAAGCGCCGGCCGGAGCGGATACAGGCAAGGGCCGTGGTGCCGCTGCCCATGTAGGGATCGAGCACGAGGCCGCCGGGCGGAACCTTGGCGCGCTCCATGCACCAGAGCATGACGGCGACGGGCTTTTGCGTGGGGTGGAGGCAGCGCCCGCCGCCTTCGTTCATGCGGGTGGTTGTCGCCCACGGTTTGTTGACGACATAGACGCCGTGCCCGCCCTTCATCCAGGCAATCTCGGCATCGCTCAGGAAGGTGCCGAACAGGTGTTCATGCTTTTTTACCCAAACGAGCGTAGTGCCGACAGGAAGACGCGATGCGTAGTGGTTCGCACCGAACAGGACCACGCGGGGGAAGGCAAGCCAGGGGGCGGGATCGAATGGATCCGCGTCTTCCTCAATCTTGCCCCAATCGGCGCGGCCATCACTACGCTGGATGGAGCGATGGCCACCGCTAAAACGGGTGCTGTCCGTGTCCCAATCCATGCCGTAGGGCGGATCGGATACGACGGCATCGATCCCGGAGAGCGCGGGAAGCACGTCGCGGCAATCGGCACGGTAGAGCGTGACGGCGGGCGAGAGGTCGAATCGATGGGGGGATGTCATCGGCGGGTATCCTCGTCGCGGTCCTCGTCCTCGTCGTCATCGGGGGCGTCCGGTCTGGCCGGCCCGGACGGCTGCGCGGCGGCATTGACAAGGAGCATGTGTATCCGGTCCGGCGATATACCGTATTTTTTCGACATCTCATCGATGAAGCCGGCTTCCCGCGCCTTTTGCTCGAGTTCCGTTTTCCACCAGAGACCTTGCGAGGCATAGTAGCGTTTGAACGTCGTCAGCGCCGCCTTGATGTTTTCGCGGTCCTGCGCGGCATCGCGGCCCTTGTCAATGGTGACATCGGGCGCGCCGCCGATCCATTCGACAAAATACCACTCGGGGTTATACGGGAGAGCGCCCATCTCCATCGCAAGGGAAATGGCCCAGGTGTAAAACGGGTATGTATCCTCAATCTCGTTACGCCGCCATTCATCGACGGCGAGGCGGACTTTTTCCAGAATGAAGCGGACGGCCGGCCCTTTGAGCGAATTGGGATCCCAGGCAAATTCATAGGGGAAGCCGGTGCCGGTGGTGATGTCCTTGCCGAGGTAGTCGATGAAGCCGGTAAAGGTCGGGGAGGGCCGCGTGGGGGTGAATGACTGCATCTGCTCGCCCTTGCGCAGGCGGTGTATCTCGGCGCCCATGACGGCCTCGAGCGGGAGGGTGGCGTCCTCCTCGTCGTCGTCATCGTCCCCGGTGGAGCGCCGGCGGAAGAAATGGCTGGCGGGATCGTCGTCGTTTTCATCCTCGCCGGATTCGGTCGTGATCACGCGGGCGGTGCGCGCGAGGTCTTTCACCGCATCCTTTTCCAGCGCGAGCGAATCCAGGATGTCGTGCAGGTTGTTGACGGCGTGAGCCAGAGGGGTGATGCCGCGCACCTGGTCGGACTCCTCCAGCAGGTAGCTATGGACCACACGCGCGGCGGGAATGGTGGCATACCGATCCTCACCGGCGAGCCGGAACCGATAGGCGCGGGGCCGGAGCGCCTCGCCGACGCGCACGCCGTCTATCCAGCCTTCATCTTCCGGGACATCGTAGTTGCCGCAGTTGTGCGCGCGAATGAGCTGGTATTGCGGCCAGCCGCTGGCGCTCCGGTGGTGGAGCGTGAACATCTCGCCGTCCCAAAATTTGGCCGTCGTGCGCACGCGCTGCGTCTCCCAAAGCGTCATCTTGCCGGAGGCGTCGCCGATCTTCGCCGTCTCCCAAAACCATTTCCAGGCCGCGGCATTCCAGGGTTCGTTACTCGTGGCCGGCAGCGGGAAAATGCCGGGGCCGATGGCGTGATCGACAAGGCTTTTCGCCACGCCGCGGATCATGCCGACGTTTTTCTTGAACCACCGCGCCTTGCGGCAGAGTTCGGCGCGGGTGAAGGAGGTGTATTCGCGGCGAGTATCGGTGAAGGCGCCCATGACAGGGCTGCGCCGGTAGCCGCCGGGCGTGGCGCCGAGGTAGCCGCCGCCGTAGGAGCGCCGGACGGGCCGGCCGTAGCCGTCGAGGATGGGGGAGCGGTGCGGGCGTGGCATGGTCAGAGGCGGAAGGTGGAGAAATCCGGGCGGGTGTTTTTCCGGCGCCGCAAGACGCAGCGCCGAAGGCTGGCAACGGTGGCGTGTTTACCGATTATCTGTAGTGCTGTTTCCGCTACAGCGATAATTTCGGCGCGATCCAGGCTGGCGGGGATGGCGAAAGAAAAGGACGTGCCGCCGATGGTGGAGGAAATCTGCACGAGGCCGCCGTCATCGGTCGCGGTGGCGGCGGCAAAGTGGCCGCGCTGGATGGCCCGCAGCTTTTTGTAGGCAATATCGAGCGAGGCGACGGGGTTGCATTCGTCGTCTTCCGTCGCCTCGCGGATAAATGATTGAACCAGTTTCCAGGTGGGAGTTGCCATCTCTATAGATGGCCGGCTATCAACGGCGCGGACGCTTCGGACGCTTCCGGCGATGTCGGGAAGGCCGGCAGTGTTCGCCGGCAAACAATGGATTTCGCCTTGAATCTCCCCCAAAGCGTTTTCAAAAGTATCCTGCATGTCAGATGCCAGCACATCAACAACAGCGCCCTCCTATCCATCTGGAAGTCTAATTCCAGATGGATGGGAGGGTTTGTTTTCGGATGCCAGTGGGGTTGCATCGATAGTAGGACTTCTCATCTCCATCTGGCTTCTTACAACCATCAACAGCATCAAGAAACAATTCCACGCCCGCGCCAGATTACCCGGATATAACAAAGAAATTGGATATATATGTTCTCGGCTGTCCGAAAAAATCCAAGAGATCCCGGCGACTCTGAATTCTGTATCTACGGAAATCCATAAACTCATTGGCAACCTTAAAAGCATATCTAACGTCACCCCGAAAGCATTGAACTCCGATCGAAAGAAATTATTAAAAATGGCTCGCGTTGCAAACACAGCCAAAGCTGAAGTCAAAAAAGATAGATGCTGGGAGCTATACACAGAAACCCTGTCTTTTTCCGTTCGTATTAAAAATCATCTGGAAGATCTGAAACTGGGAGATAAATAACATGGAATCAAAACAGATTAAAGTCATAGGAGAACTTGTAAAATTGACCCGAGAAGGATCAATCAAATGGATGAAATACATGGGAGACCCCAAGGGGATTACACGTACAGAACGGCACGCAGACATTCACTATACAGCAAACTACAAAGGGCATTTTCTATGTTTATACGAATATCGATCCAAGGAATGGATAAGTGATGAAGATTGGGTTTGGGACAGTGGCAGAGCACTAGAACTAGTCGATGAAACAGGACTGCCGCTTGAGGAATTTGTCACATGCTCTGCAACAAACGACCTTCTGAAGGCCGTGAAACACCAAACATCTGGCATGGATGAATTTATAGATAAAGTCTTGGATTTGCCTTTCTAGATTATTCCAGTAATGTGAGTTGCTGTGGCTGATCGTGCGGTGCAATAGGCCGTCCGCTTAGTAATTTAGATACATCGCCTCCTGATCCATCGGGAGAGGGAGTAGGCGAATTTTCTTTCTGCGTCTCATCTTCAATATCTTCTGCTAGGATACCGGCCATCAGCGCGAACACGGTCTGCATATTCTCACAATCCCATGCGTGATTATTCTCATCCAGCGTTACCCACCAGTAACGCGGCCGCCCGGTCTTTTTGTCCAGCACGCGCTTGCGGACCTCCGTATCAATCTGCGCCTTGTAGTCCGCGCTCAGGTCGGTGGGCAGCTCCCACCGAGCGCCGCGGCCATGGCGGAGATTCCAAGTGAGTTTTTTCACAGTGGGGTTGGACCATGTAAACGCATGAGCGAAGCGCCGGCCCTGTCCGACCTGTCCGCGGCGGGGATCGATCTTGAAGCGCATCGAATAGGGGCGCTGCGTCGGTTTCTCACCGCGTTTGCGATGACGGGGCGTGTGGGGAAAAGTCTCGAGGTCGTCGCCGATCAGGACTGTCCATCCGTAGCGAGCGCACCAGGTTGCTACCTCGTTTCGGGCGTGACCGCCATCGACGCAGACACACGCCGGCGCGACGTCCAGCGCAATCTGCAATGCGTAAAGATCGGCCGGCGTGTTAAGGCGTCCCTCCCATAGAAGCCGCGAGCTGCCATCATCACGCCATGCCCGGCAAACGATAATAAAATGGCGAGTATCGGAGCCGCGGCCCTCCTGAAAGTCGGCGGTGATGCAGCGGTTGATTTCGCGGTCAATCGATGCCGGGACGTAGCCGGCGGTCAACGCCGGCTCTTTCAGGTATTCCCCGAGGGACAAGACAACCTTTTCCTCGGCCGCCGCATCGCTCCACATTTGGGCAAGTTTCTTCTGGTAGAATTTTTTCAGGGGATCGGTGTTGCCCTGTTTTTTTATCTGATTCGCCCGCAAAAATTCTCGAACGAGCGAAGCATAACGGCCATTTACCAAGCTGCTCCAGTGTAATGAAACATTGGTTACGGATCGGTCAGGATCCAGACAGAGATAATCGCCGGAGGTGTTGACATGCTCCCAGGTCGCGGGCTCGTCCGGATGCTCGCGGCCGCAACGGCAACAACGCAGGCGGGCGCTCGCAGCGCAACGGTCGATGTCGCGCTGCCCGTCGCGGCCGCGAATGTCACTCCAGACGATGCCGGCACGAGTCCGGGAATCGTCCAGCATTTCGGAAAAGAACGCCAGCGGCTGGTGATGCCGGCACTCCCGACAATGCCAGCCCCACTCATAACGCCGGCCATCATGCCAACACATATCCCAATCCGTGCCCTCCTCGCCGCCCTGCGATATGTTGAAAATCTTGCTGATTTCCTGATAGCCCTCGGTGCGCGCCCATGCCTCGGACAGCATTCCGGGCTTCCAGTCCCAGACTTCATCGTTGACCTCGTAGCGTATAGATTTGCGCTGGAGGCTGTTCATGTTGGCGCCCTGGAAATAGACGTTCATCGCCGGGAACTGATAGAGATCCCGTTTTTTTCTTACTCGCTCAAGAATCGGCCACAGGACATCCGTAGCGCGTAATGTCGGCTCAATCCGTGTGACGTAATGTTGCTCCGCGTCATCGTCCGACTGATACGTCATCATCATCGGCGCCGGCTGGTTTTTCAGTGCCCAATCGAAAAATATATCCCCGACAAGCGAACCGGCCGTCTGCACGCCCTTCAAGAGGTTGATCATGCGTACCTGATCGTTGAGCGCGAAATTGAACGGCAGGATCAGGTGGCGCGATGTCTCAACATGAAACTTGCCCTTGGTGCGATAGTCACCCTGCAGGTTCAGATCCTCCCGCGCCCACGTGTAAATCTGGCGCCTGTCTGGCTTACGCCAGGCGTTTAACCATGCGTGGCGGATTTCGTCCATTGGTCCGTCTCTCGCGTCATCGCGTCGCAAATTTCGTCAACGATCTCCCGATTGATTGCGCGTATTTCATCCCCGGTTTTCCCCTCCAGCCGGCGCGGGCTTTCGTCCTCCAGCTTCTGACGCAACAAGCGGAGCAACTCGGCGCCGTAGTCGGAAAATCGTGCGGCTACCTGCGTCCGCGGGATCGACTTCCCTTCCCTGTTGTCGTTTTCGATCTTCCATTTCCGGAGCTTCTCACGCGCGATTTCCTTATTGATGGCGTCGAGTTCGGCGTCCCCGGTCGGGACCGTGAGCACGTCCTCGTTATCATCGATCCACTCCACCAGCTCATCAATGTAAACCCGGCTCCCGCGGAATGCCGGGCATCCAGCGTCCTTCGCGCGTTTCAGTTGTACCAGCGAAAATCGCTGTCCGATGGCGGCCAGCATGGCGACGGCCGCCTCCATATTGTCCGCCACTCGAGGCGGCATGGCTTCAAGATTGGTATGCTCAACGTCCATCGCGCGCGTTTCCGGAATTTACCCCGCCCTCCGTGTGGAAGACCTGCGCCCATCGGAACCTGTCGCGTCCCGCAGGTCGGAAAAAGATTCCTTCCCCCCCCTCCCCCTCCGGAGGGCCGCCGCCCGCATCGCCGCCACTGTCGCCGCCGCCTTTCGACCCGGAATCCGGTAGCCGGGCACACACGCCGCAAACTCTTTCACGAGCTGATGTATTCTGTTGGCAGATACACCAGCCCGCCTTGCGAAAGCGTCAATTGTCTCTCCCCCGATCAGATCCCGCCGCGTCGCATAGAGACAAACCCATGCCCGCATGTGCATGGTCCCGCCCACCCTGCCCTTCGAGATAAAAAGGAAAACCGGAGTGAGCACGTCCGCCAACCGGGTAGCGAGGGCAGACTCCTCCCCATCGTCATCCAGCGCATCCGCCGGGTGCCGCCATTGCCGCACACTTTCTTCTTCCACCGCACGCATCCGGTCATCTTCACTATAGCGAGGCATATATTATTTTTCCTTCAGAGGTTAACCCGGTCCAACGATCCCGGCGCCGTTTCCAGATGATGCCCGACTCGTAATCGATATAAGTGGACCCCACCGGAAACAGCTCACTTCCCATACTCTTCCCCATCCGTGCTGGCGATTTCAATACCGGAGACACTTCGGACGCCTCTTTTTCACTTCTTATTTCTTCAGGTGGATTCTCCTGTTTCGATATTGGATCAGATAAGAAATTAAACGTCCGAAGCGTCCGGACCGTCCGACGCTTCGCCCCTTCACCCGCCCTTCGTATTTCAAAAAAGGGCGTCCGAAGCGTCCGCGCCTTCCTGCCCCCCCTCTGGTGATCCGATCCTGAAGAGGAGGAACCAGCGGGCGCCGCCTTTTCCGCGCTTTTTGCCGGGGCGGGAATGTTCGCCGGCAAACGTGGCCCGGTGTAGCCCGACGCATCCTGCCGCGCCAGCTCGCCCACGGCGCCGGGATCACGCTCGGCCGCCTTGCGCGCATTGCGTATCGTCCGCTCGAGTTCATTCTCCGGCCAGGGAGGCTGCGCGCTGATCGAATTGTATTTGCGAAGCAGTGACAACGCCTTCGCGTCATCCAGCCCGAAGCCGATGACGAGGCCGGCCGCCACTGAATACAGGGCAGCATTGCCGCCCTGCCCCGATATGGACGGGCGCGCCTTTTCGATAAACATCGCCGCTCTGTCCTCAACCGAAGGGCGCGCCATCGTCGGCCTCCTTTCCTTGTGGATCCTCACGATCCGCGCCGGCAATCGGCAGGATGCGAATCCCCCGATACCCACGCTGGTTTTTATCGCCTCGCAGGATGTCGTTGCGCTTCGCCACACGGTGGACCTCGAGGATGACATCCGGCGCCGTAGCTTCTACCTTGCGCGAGGGCAACGGCGTCCATCCGCGCACCTCGCAGAAGGCGATATAAGCCTCCACAATCTCATGCGTCGTAACATCAAAGTCGATACAAGGGGCAATGCCCTTGCGCACAAACTCACGGATGCTGTCGGACTCGGCCAGCAGCGAATCCACCCGCGCGCGCTGCTCTTCCGTCATAGCGATTGTCCCGCTCTCGCGGATTTCCGCCATGAGCTTCATGGCCCCCTCTATCATCCAGTTAAGGATGCCGGACGCTTCGGACGCGAGGAGTTCCTCCACAAAACGGGGATTGGGGTGCGCGGGGCGCGGCCGCTCGTAATTGACGATCAGCAGGCGCCGGCGCCAGGCATCTGTATCCCCATCCAGCCGCACCTGTAGCCGGCTGTTGCTCGTCAAACCGACATTGAAATCTCCCTCAATAGTAATGCTGTCACCATTCTTCTTTTCGGCGGTAAGCACGTCACGGCCGACAAGCGCCTTTAGCACGTGCGCACCCTCCGTCATCAGGAAATTGCCCGGCACGTCGGCGCCGATCAGGAACGTCTTGCCCACGTAGTTCCACAGCTCGAACCGCTTATGCAGGTGCGCGGTTCGCACGCCGGCGACATTCGCGCGGCCGACTACCGTAGCGAGCATGTTCAGCAGCGTCGTCTTCCCGCCGCCGGCCGTCCCGGTCAGGATCATGATCTTTTGCGTAAGGTTATGCCCTAGCAGAAGCTGCCCCGCCCACCGCTGGATCATGGCAATATCATTGCCATTACTGATCCCGCCGCCTAGCAGCTCACCCAGGAAGCGCGGACACTTGGCCTTCTCATCCATCGCAACCGGGATCTGGTTACGACTGTAATAACTGGCCGCAAAGTTGCTCAAGTCCGGTGGTTGCCGGCGCAAATCCAGCATTCCGTTTTGCAGATGCACAATGCCGGCATCGTGCTTGAATACATCACGCCTTTCGACGGCGCCGCGCAACAGACTGACCAACCCCTGCAGCATGGCATTAGTCCGCTTGGTCTCGATCTGCGATGCCGCAATTTCCGCCCGCTCCTCCGCCTGATCGGCCAGCCGTTTGAAATCGACGGAAAATTTCCAGCGAATGGCGTCCTCACTATCCACGACCCAAAGCCCGCGCGCCTCGCAATAGTCGTAAAACCGCTCTTCTTCCGGCTCAAAAAGGACTTTATGATGTAGTGAATATAGCGATACAAAAAAAGGCGGATTCAGCGTCACGTTTCCTTTTTTCGATACATGCCACGGCTCACCGTGCGCGATGATCATCTCCTCCCAATCGCTCTTCTTCCAAGGCAGATGCAACCCCTCCGGCCAGACGATTTCATCAAAATCGATCCGGAGAGGATGCTGCGCATCAGAAATCCGCCGGTAGCGCATACCCTCCGGATGCACACCCCAAATGACGGTCTGATATGCCGCCGGCGTCCCGTCTGCCTTTGTCCCGTCCGCCCGCCATTCCCCCCATTTGCCTTTCCCGTCCGCGCCGTCCGCCCCGTCCGCCCATTTCAGACCAGCGAACATCGGGTAACTGTCCTTGCGCACCCATAGCCAGAGGTTGGCCCCCCGGTGGCCGCTAGTGATCAGCGTGCCCCGCAGCCGCTCGTTCGCCTCGAGGAAGGGATCCAGCGAGGCGGAATCATCGATGTCGATCGAGCACAAGTGGAAGGTTTCGCCGGCGAACACGGCCGCGCTCCGCCAGCCCAAGGAAACTCCGATATTCCCCCCCTCGCAAAGCGACTCCTGGTAAGCCTCATCCTGTGTATCCTCCCATGTGATACTGCTCCACCCCTTGTCGATCGGGCCCTTGCGGCCACGCGGGATGCGCAACAAAACCGGCCGGCCGCCAAGGGCCGTATAAATGGCCGCGACAGCATCTTTACCGGCTTGCTTGCCGGTCTTTTCGGACGGTTCGGACGGGTTTTTTTCAGGCACAGAGGGAAAGTGAGGGGTGATTATACGAAGGTGAGTTACCAGAATCAGGTGTTACGCTCACTCACGCGACTTGTCCTCAGCATCAATCGCGTCGGCCTCGCGCTCGTAAATGTCAGCTTGGATGCGGCACAAGTTTGCGGCCTCACGTTTTTTTGTCGCGTCGTTCGCCGCGAAGTGTCGCTCGAATGCATCGGGAAGTGTTGCCCCGCTGCCTTGTCCGTCGAAGTAGCCGCCAACGGTCCACCATGGTTTGGTGATCCGAGGGCGGGGCCACTTGTCCGCGATGTTGGTGCCGCGCTCAATCTTGAGAGCGATTTCCACGCTGTCGCTTTCCCCGTTGGCTGCCTCGTAGGCGACCAAGATTTCGTGAAGCGCCTCAACCGCTGCGTCAAGGCGTGCTTTTTGCGTATCCGTTATTTCGATCCGATTTCTTTTGTGTTTTTTGCTCATAGGTAAAAAAATTGATGCGTAACCAAGTCTCCTCAGCCGAGCTTCGCCGGCTGATTTCCGGTGTTCAGCGAAAGTGCGCTGCGAGGTCCGTGTTCTCGGGGAGGAAGTAGCACCAGCGCTCTCCGTCCGATGCCGACTCCACCTCCATCGAGAAGAGGCTGTCAGTGCCTTCGGCTCCAAGCGCGAAGGGTGACCCGTTATCGTCAAAGCCAACGTCAAAGTAGCCGTCCTCGGCTTCCTTCACGAATTGCTGTTCAATTCCTGTCAGTGGTCGTTTTGTTTTCATGGTGGAAAAATTGCTGAACCAGACGCCTCAGCGGACGGCTCCGCCGCCGCCGGTCTGGGTGTTAGCCGCGGCATCCAGTGCGCTCGCTACATCGAGACCAAGATCGCGCTTCTTCCACCGTTGGCGGAACGGAGTCGCCAAGAACATGCCATAGACGATTGCGGCGCGACCGCCAACCTTCTCAATGGTGTTCCACACGTCGGCGTGTTTGTGGCTTGGCGAGGCTGGCGCGTTTCGAAACGCCGTCGCAAGCCGTTCGATTTCAGTCTTAGAGATAGTCATAAGGAAAAAGGCTAACCATGTATCTGCGGAGTCGCTACGCGCTCCGTGCTATGGGTGTTAGACCCTTCGGCAGCGGCGGTCTCCTCCAACTCGGCAGCCTCTTGCTCCATGCGGTCAGCGGACTCCCGGTAACGCTTTGCAGACTCCCGCTTTTTCTGCGCATCAGTGGTCGAGAAATGCGAATCAAGGGCGGCCTCAAGCGTCTTACCATAGCCCTCAGTCGTGACTCCCCCGCACTTCCATCGCGGGATAGCCCGCCACGCCCATTTTGCGCGCTCATCATCGGAAAAGTCGTATTCCCACTCAATGTCGAAATTGATACAGAAGCGTGTGTCGGGATTGGCACGCCCGTAAGCTTCCGTGATTTCAGCGAGCGCAACAACAGCGGCGGTGATGGCGGCACGCTGTGCATCTGTTACCTGTATTCGTTTTAGTATTTTTTTCATAGGGAATTTACCTCTCCGAACCCTGCGGGTCGGAGGCTTTTGGGTTCCGCCGGCGATTCCATTTCGCGGCGGCTACATCTTCGCCTAAGCGCGTGTCTGGCCCCATCGCATTACAATTCCCGCAGAGAATGTTGCGGGTTGTAGTTTTCACGCCGCCGATTGTGTAGGAGCCTTTGACGTGTTCCGCTTTTCTTGATCCACAGAATGGGCATGGACGGAGCTTCATGATAGTTACGAGTCAGTTTTTCCTGTTCCGCTTGCGTTGCAGGCGGTCGATCTCGGCCGCGATAAGGGCGCCGGCCTTTGCCAGGTTTTCAACGGGATCACCCGAGGGTTTCCACCAGCGCCGCTCCCACGGCCACATTCGCGGGAAGAAGCAAGCCGGGAACCGGATGCCCTTTCCCTGTCCGTCCGCTATCATCACATAGGACAGGCCGGCACGTATCATTTCCCCGCCCTCGTGCTTGTCGTCATGAGCGGCCGTAAAGCCCTTTACCTTGATTTGCCGATTCCGTTCCTCGGCTATCAATTCAATTCCTGTTTTCATATTTTGTATCCTATAAATTGTTACATAATTCCGCCGCGGCGGCCGATTTCAGCACGGCCTCCGCGATAAGCTGATTCAGATAGTCGCGCACAATGCGGATGTCATCGCTCGTCGCATACACGATTGCCAATACGTTGCCATCATCCACGAGGTTTGCCACCCCCTGCAGATTAGCCAGCGCCTGCTCGAGGTGGGCGAGCGCGTCGAAAGACCGGATACCGGTTGACCTGATTTCGCTCATGCCACCCGGCCCCCCGTCGCCTTGAGCCGGTCGATCTCGCGGCACACAATATCATCCAAACGCTCGCCCTCCACGCCGAGCCCGTGCCGCTGCACGCACGCCTGTAGCTTGGCACACATACAACCAAACTCCCCCTTATCCCGATCGGCTGGTGATGCGGCCGGGACCGCCTGCCACGCCATCAACCGCAGCGCCTGCGTCTCGGCGTCGTCCAGGGCGTTGTGATGCGTGCCCCGGTGGGGCACGCCGGCGACCGTCCCGGCCGCGTCATCGTGCGGCGCGCCTTCTATCGCCGTCCGGTAGCAACGACTGTTCCAAAACGCCCACGGTATCGGATGGCGCATGACGCGAAACGCCTCCGCCAACATCGCATTGTCGAAATCCGCCCCGTTGCCCCATACGCGCACATCCCTGTTACAGTCATCCTTGCGCCCGTTCACACCCAAAAACACCGCGAACGCCCCCAACGCCACATCCAGCGGCACTCCGGGCCCGAGGACTTCCAGGCGCGCCGCTTCGGGCTGGTTCATCCACCACTGCACCGTGTCAACGCCCATACTCAGCCCGGCCGCCACGCTGCTTTGCGGATCGATGCGCGTATAGAACGACTGCCCGAGCCGCCCCCCCCCGAACCAGACCGCCCCGATGGACAGAATCACGCCGCCGGGACGGTTATCCCATGTTTCCAGATCCAGCATTACATCCTTCATTTCGTCGCTCATATTGTATCCTTGAAAAATTACATTGTTCTGTCCGGGCCGGCGGCATTCCCCGCCAGCCCGGAATCCCGTCGTTATTATTCCTCGCCCTCGTCGCCTCCGGGCGCCTCACCGGCAACGGCCTTGCCATACCACGGTGCGGCCCGCACACGGTCCACCAGCTTGGCGCGGCCCTCGTCCGTCTCCTCCGCCAGTCCGAGCGTATCGACCTCGAGCCACCAGCGGACGTAACGGCCGCCCGTCGATCCGGCCCCGCCCTCGATGATTTCCGTCATCGCCTTCGGCAGCCGCTCCATGATCAGGGCGCGCACCAGGTCAACCGGCGCCGTCTTCGCCAACGCATTCAGCCGGCGCTCCCGCTTCCGCGCCATCGACTCATTCCAGGACAGTTTTCCGTCATCGTCATCCGGATCGTCAACGGTATCGGCCGCACCCGCGGGCAGGACGACATCCGCGGCCTGCGCCGCGTCTGCATCCATGCTCAACTGCACGCTCCGCCCCTCGAAATCGACAATCTGATAGACGAGCCAACCCCACTCCCGGCCGGTCATCTTCCGCATGGAGCCTACCTTCGTTTTCACCAGCTCCGCCAGCTCGCCGCAACGCGCCTTGCGATCCTTTTTCACCCCCCGCTGGAACGCCGCCTTGATCCGATCCGCCAGCTCCGCATCCGTCACGATAGTCACGTTGCGGTTGCCCTGCTTCGCCACCGCGCGCTTCTCTTCCGGCACAAGGTCATTCAGCGCGGCATCGTCGTCACTGAAATTCCGATACGCCTTGCTGTCCAGGTCTTCCAGCCTGATCTGCTTGCGGCCGCTCTTTGCCGCCTTCGCCAGCTCCGCCTGACGCTTCGCCGCCTCGGCCGCCTCGCGCTTTTCGCGCTGTTCGGCCCGCGCGGCCAGCTCGTTTTCCCAATGCGCCGGATCGAAGCAGGCCCATTCGCCATCGCCGACCGCGAAATAGGCCGGATGTTTTTTCAGCTTGTCCGTCACCTTTTCGCCGTTCCACGGCGAAATCCGCTTGAGCAGGCCGGCCTGCGCCAGCGAATACAGACTCGGCACGCCCTTCTCCATCGCGCCGGCCGGCGTGCGCTTCTCCACCGCCTCTTCGGCCATCGCGTTGACGATCATTTCCCACTTCGGCACGGCGTCCCGGTCTTTCTCCGCCGGCACGAACCGCGCCAGGGCGATGCCGTGAGCCTTCGTCAGCTTCCCCTCGCCGATAAATTCGCGCACCTTCGCCGGCAGCGTGCGCAACCGCAGCACATTCGCCACCGTGGACCGCTCCTTGCCGACACGCGCCGCGCACTCTTCCTGCGTGAGGTTTTCCGCCGTCATCAATTCGGCATACCCGTCCGCCTCCTCCATCGCATTGATGCCGGCGCGCTGGAGGTTTTCGATCAACGCAATCGCGTGCGTCTGCTCGCGGTGCAACCCCTCGTAAACCTTCGCCATGACGCGATCGATGCCGGCGATTTCCAGGGCGCGCTTGCGGCGCTCGCCGTAGATCAGCTCAAACTCCGGCGCGCCCACGTCGCCGAGCGCCAGCTCGCCCTCCGGCTGTTCGTCGGGCAACAGACGCCGGACGCCGATCGGCTGATGCAGACCCTCCAGCGCGATACTGTCCGCCAGCTCGCGCATTTCCACCGGATCGAAAAACTTCCGGTGATTTTTCGGATTCGCCTGGATCTTCGCCACCGGGATCTCGAAAAACGCCGCCCGGTAAACACGCGCCTCGGGCTTCGCGCCCGGCGCCGCGGCGGCGGCCGCCGGCGGCCCGTCCCCGCTGTTCGCCGGCGAACAAGCCGCCCCGCCCTCTTCGAGCTTGGTGCGGAACGCCTCGAGCGCCTTGCCGGCCGCCTTGTGGCCCTTGAAATACTGGCCCGCGAGCTGCAACCCGCCCGACAACGCCACCGGCCGGCTGCTCACCAGGACGCCCCGGTCATCCAGCGCCCCGACCGTGGCGTGGGTATCCGACACGTCATTACCGCGGCGAAAGAGCGCCCGGCGCGCCCACCGGCCCTCCGGCGCCTGCGCAACCCAAAACGCCGCGCCGCAACCCTTCGGCATCGGCACTGCGATCACTTCGGGGTTGAGGCAAATGCCATCCTGCCAATTAAAGATCGGCAATTCCGCCGCCGGCGCCGCCTCCGTCTTTTTGTAGTGAATATCGAATACGTTGCCCCGCTTCCGGATGTCCGCGGAGTAGGCATCGGCGCCGGCGCGCTTCTGCTGCTCATCGATATGTTCCTGCGCATCCTCCCTGGTCGGGAAATCGACAATCGTGCCGCTGGCAAGGCCGCCGAATGCCGGTTCTGTCGTCATGTCTTCTGTATCGTTTTTCATGATGTTATATTGGGTCCGAAAAATTCCTTCGCCCGCGTCACCACCGCGGACAGTTCATGCTGCAGGTCGATGATGTCGGCCTCGGCCGCATCGCCCTGCGCGGCCAGCACGCGCTCCGCCAGCGCCAGCGCCCGCTCCGCCACATCCCGCCGCAAGGTAACGGCCTCCTGCCCCCACCTGTCGCGCCTAGACATTGCACGCCCTCCTGTTTTCCGCATCCACGACTTGCTCCCCGATCTTCCTCGTCGCCGCGATGCCGCACACGATGCCCGTTTCCCGTTCCACGATGCGCAAAAGCCCGCCCTTTTCCCGCAGGGCATACTTCCCCCGTTCCGCCCGCTTCCGGCCCCGCGCCGGCGACGGAACGGCCGCAGGAACATCCGCCGGCATCCATGCCGCGGCGGGCACGGATGCCGCATCGACAAACTCCTCCACGAAGCGCCCGTTGCGCCCGCGCGAATCGCCGCGCCAGACCGCGCGCCGGACCTTTCCGGGAGGTGTTTGTGTGCCGGGCAACATTACAGATCGTCCTCCCCGTCGTTGTCCGCGTAGGGCAGCCAGTGCTGCCGCCGCTTGTGCCACTGCGCGCCGGCCGGCGCCGCTACCGCGGCGGGTGCTTCGCCCGCCGGCGCCGCCGCCGATTCCAGGCGCGCCAGCTCCGCCTCGAGGGCGGCCGCCCCGCACGCCCCGGCCACACCGTGCCCCTCGCGCAGGCCGGCCGCGATGGCGCGCACGCCCTCGGCAGTGTAAGCCAGCCGCCCGTCGCCCGCCATGTGCCAATGTCGCCCGTAAACCAGGAGCCGGTCAATCCCGTGGACCGCTCCGCGCAACCCCTCCCCCACGACACGCGCCGCCGCCTCTGCCGACAACGCCACGGGCTTCCCGCCCGCCGGTTTTTCATGTAGTGTAGTATTCATGACAGAAACGGGAAAAATGATGATCATGCCTCGTCGCTCCCTCCCCGCGCCGCCGGCCACACGCGCAACCGCGCCAGCTCGCCGGCCGTCAACGGCCGCTGGCGCAACGTATCCATGACCTCCGCCGGCACGCCCATCATCGCGGCGATGGTGGACACCATGCGCGTGCAAAATTCCACCGACGCCCCATCCGCCGCCGGCGCCTCCATCGCCGCCAACACCTCCGCCGCGTGCGCATGCGTCCCCTGCGACTCCATCACGCGCAGCTCCCGCTCCACCGTCCGCCAGTTGTATTCCAGCCGCCCCCCGCGCACCAGTTGGCGCGAGGAAATCAGCCGGGCCGCGGTGTAGCGCCGGAGCGTCCGCGCCGACTTGGTCGGCACGCGCCGGCAAAGCTCGGCAAAGTCGATCCACTCGCCGGGGTTGCTCATGCCGCCCTCCCTTCGCCCTGATACCCCGGCCGGTCATCCGGCCAGAGCGAATGCGCCCCGCCTACCGGTCCAATCCAGCGCACGATACGCGACCTGGTTGCCTCCGCCAGCCAAGGCTCCCATACCGGCAAGCCCGCATCCAGGAACACACTTGCCGGCTTCCCGACGGCCCCGGCGATGTTGCCCGCCAGTTTCGATGCCATCACCGTTCCCCGGCCCGGAATCCCCATCGCAACGCCGATATCGTCATGCTCCGTAACTACGTGGTTGCGGTCGGTGACGGCCCGGCAAATCCGCCTGACTGTGATTTCGCCGTTCACCGCCGCCCCCTCCTCCGCGCCGGCTTGTCGCTCGCGTCGATCCAGCGCTGCACCTCGGCGGGCTCAACCACGCATTCCACGCGGTCGCAGCGAAATACCTCCGTGGATACAGAGGTCTCCAGACCCAGCGCGATCCCGACACCCCACATTTCCCCGCAGACCACGCAATGCGTCCCGTTGAGCTGATCGTAAGACAGCGTTTTCATGTTGTTTCCTCCACCCGGTAGCCCCGGCTCGAACGGAAAAAATTGCGTGGACCCATCGGATGCGCATCCGCATCGTCGGCAATGCGCGTCAACGTCGCGGCGATGGCGCGTAACTGCGCCGGTGTGTAGGTTGCACCCATGCCAAACGCCGTCCCCAGATCGACCAGCGGCGTTGACTCGCTCGATCGCAAAAACTCGCAGCAGACCGGCGCCCGCGCGTGCCAATGCCCCGGCATTCCCTTCAACACCTTGCCGGCCGTCAGGTAAATGTTACCCGTCGCCGGCGTCACATAGGCTACGGGCGGGGACAATTCATAATCCGGCAGCGCCTCGAAATCTTCCGCCGCGTCCCCCTTCCTCGCGTGCAGTTCCGCGTGGATCTTCTGCATCCAGGAATAAGAGGCGCGCTCGGAAACGCTCTCCCGGTGAGCCGCCCACAAGTGTTCACGCAACCGGTGAGCTACCGCGAGCTGGCGCGCGTACGCCTTCATTTCCGCCAGCGCTTCCGGCGCCGGCGGCGGGGCATCTTTCGGGCGGCGCACGCGGCGCGAACGCATGTTTTCGAGGAAATGATTGGGGAGTTTACTCATTTTTTTCTCCGTTTTGGGTTGGGGGGAGAGTGCGTAGTGGATTATCTGTTACGCGGCTTTTTCGGCCTCGGGTTGACCGGCGGGGATGGCCGCGCCGGTGGAGGAAGGAACTTCCGGGTTGGTTGCAGAAAGTTCGCAACCAAGGTCAGCAAAAATGAGCGCACAGACGTATGCGCTCAAAGATTGCCGGCGCTCTCTTGCCCGCGTTTTCGCGGGCGCCAAAAGGGTAGTCTCGAAACTGATCCCTTGTGAAATGCGAGAAGGTGTCTTGCTCATGCTGCGTAAAGTTGCGAACTTCCCGCAGCCACCGCAAGACTTTTCTTGCAAAAGTTCGCAACTTTTTTCAGCATAGATTGCATGAGTAAGAAAAAAACCACGTTTGGAATCTCTTTTCCCGACGAAAGAATCTTGGAACGTGCCAAGGAAAAAGCAGCCACAATGGGACTTAGCCTGTCAGGCTACGTCAACCAACTCCTCCGCCGGGATCTGGACATGCCGAATGTTTTCACAGCCCAGCAGATCAACGACGCATTGGCCTCCGTTGAAGCGGAACAACAGGAGAAACGGGTCGCGAAAAAACGCGTCCACTAA